GGGACTTCGTGCTCGTGCACAAATGAAAACATTACGTCTTTCCCACCTCCGAGCAAAGCTCAGAGATGAATGAAGTTCATGTTAGCTTTGTTGCTCGTCCTACTCCCGAGGGAGCCCCTAGCGGCCGTATCACTAGGCACGTATTAAACGTGGGTGGGGCTAGTTATCTTTCAATTCCTACTAGAAGGAACACTCACACTCTACAATGTGTAAGTACGGTAATAAATCACCGGGGTGTTAATGAAGAAGATCAAATCGTAGTCTGGACCAGTACCGTAGTACACGTCAACAGAGTTTTGAAAGACCTTGTTCGTTGTCTCAGTGGGGTTTTGCACAACCAATGAGAACCAATCGTTATTCGCACCTGAAAATCCGTCCTGGTTGTTGTATGTAGTATACAAATCAACCACATGGAACGCAGAGTTCGAATAGAATGGCAGGTTGGCAGACACACTCGCGTTGGTACGCGTGTTGGACAATGCCTTTCCAGTAACACCTGCAGGAATGGTGTTCTGGAAATATGTGTTCGTGTTTAGAGTATCCGACGTTAGTACGGTATTGCTTCTCTGGCGCCGATCCGCCGATGATAAGGCAGTCCCATCCGCGGTACGATCGATAGACAAAACATCTAACCAACCGCCATTAGATGCGCCTGCACCCATCTTAACGTTTCCTGTAACGTTAACGGATCCTTTGGAACCTATAAAACAGTTCGCAATCCATGGAATGGGATGCTGAGGGCAGATGAAACCATACTGAGGTACTCCTGAAATGAGAGGAAGATCAGTACCGTTATTCCAAATGCCTGGTGAGGGTGGCATGTGCTTCAGGGGAATCGCAACTCGATGAGTACCGTCAGAGGTTCCGGAAAAAACCCAACTCTTTGAAAGAGACGACCGGTGGAGAAGCTCACGTAATGATGTGACTTTCTCGCCGAAACACTCAAGATATACTGCTGGATCTGCCTTCGTTACCTGATGGGAAGTCTCCTCTGTCGCATCATCATACACAATGTTGGACTGTGCGATGGAACTCGACAAGCTACTCAGTGTGTGCATAGCATTGACGTTAAGGAGACCCGGGTTCCGAGGAGCTGCATACTCGATATCGTCACCTGCAGAAACGAACACCAACATGGTTACATCCGATGCTGCTTCCGGCGCTGTGAGCCTATTGAGCACACGTACGTTGATAACTCCGTTGGAACCGCCAACACTCAGACTCGGGGGAGTCGCCGACGCTGACCAAGGGAGGGGTGAATTATAGGTACGTGTTGCAGTAGTTAGGAACTGTCGATTTTGAACATAAGGTACTGTGAAAGTCACCTCATCTGTCTCATCTAAGTCCATGACCGTAGAAAACGTGTTGACGTTACCAAGAGAGGCTCCCTCGTTGAGATTGTCTGCTGAACGATCCCATGAGATCTGAATGCGCCCTCTATGGTACTTGGAGCGGATCATCTTGAACGTAAACTTCATAGACCCACGCCAATACTGAAATAATTGTGTAAGATAACCAGCTGGTGGGAACACAACTTCGTTCGAACCGTTAGTCTGCCACAACTGTGGGGTGACAAAACTCGTAAACAAGATGTCTCCAGGTACGGATGTTGTCGGCCACAGAGACCCAACAAGAAATGACGAGCGACCTGCGAAACGCTTGATCACTAGATCATCGTGTCCATCTCCTCCATGTTGTTGCGAACCTACGGCAATCTCCTGTTTCGGCTGTAATGATAGCTTACTAACAGGGGCGGATACCTCGGTAGATGCCAACTCAAATGGGAGTTGTCTGATGGGTTCGATGTCCTTAATGTTCGGTACGTTTGTGAAACCAAACAAACTAGCCACCTTACCAACTGTGCCCGCAACACCAGCTGTGGCCTTAGCATACGGTCCTATGATGGGGACCTTTGCAAGGCTGTTAGCGGCATTAGCAACAGCGGAAGCAGGACCGCTAATCTGTCCATTTCCGGTATACTCAATGCTAGACTGGCCAACAGGTTGATTGGTAGGACCCGCCAACTCTGTGTTCTCCAACCACGCAAAGGTCTGGATATCCACGGAAGAGCCAGTGACTCCATTAGCACTTTTAAGACCGACGTACACCGTCAAATCTACCTTGCCCATAGTCTGGTAATTCGCCAATGTCGTCTCCATCATTGGGTATGGGTACAGAAAAGGGCAGACCATAGTTGCTGTCGATGTGTTCTGTGGGTTTAGCCAAACATGTGGCTTTTGTGACTGTTGAATCAACATTAGGTTCGTAGACGTACTCACCGTATCTGTGCGAACGCCAGACAGAGGAGTGTAGGCAGCTATGATGCCACCATAGTAAAACGGAGAACCGTTTACTGTAAACTTGAGATGGAGATTACCTCGGATAAGACCGAAACCTCCAGTTTTCTCTTTCATTGATGGATCAGCTAAATACGCCGCCCATGGTTGGATAGTGCGTTGGATACCCG